CTTTAGTGGCACGATCATATACATACTTTTTCTTTTCAATACCATATGAACCATCACTGAAGTAATTCAAGTGAATCAAACGGTCTTTATCAGATGTCCAGAATAGATACAGAACATTTTGAATGTTATCATTCCAATAATCTTCGCCAATGAACTCCGTCTTACCATCAACGATGATCATTCTTTCTAATGCATTAACTTGCACCACTACACGTATGTCTGCCATTTGATTAAGGGATTTTGATGAACCAGCCTGTCGCAATATATTTATCATGGGTGAAGACTGTGTTCCCACGATGAACGTGTGTCATACCTGCTGGCCAGATCAATAATGTACCTGTTTGTGGTTTATATCTCTTCTTTTGAAATAAAAACTCTGTCTCTGCTTCACCATCTGGCATATCATTTAGATATACCATCCATGCTAACTCTCTATTTGCTGCTCTAAAACTAGAGTTTTCATAATGCCATGTGTGATAACCACCACCAGGTGGTGTTTTCTGCATCTTTAAACCAACAGATGACATCTTAACTCTACTGATGTGGTCATACTCCTGTTTATAGTTCTCAAATGCAGAATTGAGATATTTATAGAAATGTGCAGAAGTTCCCATGTCAATATCGTCATACATCATACTCACATCATTACGTGCCAGTTTCTTTTCTGGCATCTGATTGACACCATACTGACCATATTGTGGGTTAACCTTGATATACTTTTCAAAGTTGGTAATCATTTTATTGCAAATTTCATGATGTACAAGTCTCCTGTACACACCAATAAAATCTTCAAACTGTCCTTCTAATCTATCAGGATCAATGATCAATCCACTCTGACTTGCTTCTAGCATTAATACGCTCTGATCATATACTTAACTAAATGATACCTCGTTAACAGCGGAATGTCAATATCTGGAGATAGTGCGGATGATACACTCAGTTTGACAGCAGATGATAATGTAAATGTACCTTCATTAACATCAAGACCAGCAGAGTTAATAGGATCTCCTTGTGGTTCAATACGTTCAGTAACAAACTCAATACCTAAGTCAGTCTTACCAGAAGGATATGTTGTGATAGTTTGTTCTGTTTCTGCATGAATGAACGAAACATAATCAATACCAAAGTTATCATTAGCAGGACTTCCACCAGAAGCTCTTTCTTGTCTCACCTCTAATATTAAATTACTTACTCTCATGGACTGTGGTAAAGGGATGTCAACAAAAGTCCAGTTTGTAGGACCTGAAGCAGAAGAAATTGTACCAATCTTAGTGAAACTAGTAGCATTGTCATTACTACCAAATAATTCTAGTGGTTCATTTGGTTGTTCACCACCATTTGTACCATCACCACGAATCACTCTAAATCTAACTGTGATCATTTCTGATCCTTTTGAGTTAGTTGATGAAGCATTGACCGCAATAGTTCTTGCATATCTGATTGCTTCAGTTCCAAAGAATCTTAAATACTTTGCTGAATCAGTGGAAGCAAATCCACCATTGACTCCAGTTCCAGTACCTGATTGAACATAATCAACAGAAACACTTGCACTGTCAAACAATCCAGAAGTAGTTGAGGTTCCTGAACCACCAGGAATTTGTTCTGTTGTTTGATAACCAACACTACCAGATCCACTCTCTCCACCATTGCTTCCAGAGTTACCAACAACTAGTGTTCCAGCGTTGATATCAGTAGCATCAAATTGGAATGTTATATATGAACCTGATCCACCGCCACCTGCGCCAGGACCATAGAATGTCTGGTTTTCTACAGCGATCATTTCAACAGATCCAGCACCACCACTAATTTGTTGTCCTAAACCTACGTTAGCACCGTTTCCTGCGTCACCATCACTAATAAGAGATGCTGTAGGACCTGATCCAGATCCTTTGTATGAAGATTGTCCTCTAGTAGCACCATATCCATCTCTACGTGCGTTGGAACCGTTTCCACCACCGCCACCACCACCGATGCCAGCACCAAAACCAACTCCACCACCACCAGCTCCTCCTCCACCACCAGAGCAAACAGAGTTACCACCGTTTGATCCACTACCAGAGAAAATTGAACCTAAGTTCTGAGCACCATCATTACCTGAAGGACCTGCGTTTTGGTCGGCACCTTGAGCACCATCACCAGCAGCACCACCTCCACCACCACCGCCAGCTCCAGCGATCATAGATGAAGAAGTACCAATAGCAGAAGCAGCACCACCGCCTCCGCCTCCGCCTCCACCAGTACCGTTACCACCGTTACCGCCAGGTGCGAAACCGTTAGATGCTCCACCACCACCATTTCTACCACTACCTGCGGATCCACCACCACCAACGTAGACTCTCAATGATCCAGCACTGCCAGGATTTACATTAACTTGGATCTGTTTACCAGCACCACCATTACCTGCCCACCAGCCACCGCCACCGTCTCCAGTACCACCTGAACCACCGCCACCACCTTTGATGATTGCTTTTAAATTATCAAGCGGCCATGTAGATGGGATAGTATAGTTGTAAAAAGAACTAGAAGGTGAAGTAAATGACTGTGATACTTCATTTGATCCCTCGTAGAGAGTTTGAGCACCATCACCACCTGCACCTAACACATAAGATGTAGTACCACCAGTACCTCCACTTGTAGGACCACCACTAGTGCCTGGATTACCAGCGAAATATAATCCAATATTGATATCTAATCCATTGACAGTATATGTCCCCGCTGAGGTAACATTTGTCGCACCAGCTGAACCAGACACAATTCTTGCCTGACCACCAGAACCACCAGTTGCTGCTCCATTACCACTTAAACCACCTTCACCACCTTCTGATACAATTTGAATTGATGTGCCGTTGTATGAGAATTGATAGTAACTATCACCACCATTAGTACCATTAATATCACTAGTACCACCGCCACCACCAGCACCACCAACGAATCCAGAAACACCTGCGATTGGTGACTGTTCTACAGTTGGAGCTGGTACTGTGTATGATCCTGGATTTGTTTGTTCTACAATAGTTTCTGTAGTAGTTGTAGATCCACCTGGCAATTGAATTATTTTACCACCAATAGTGTATGAGTTATCAATGTCATATACTGTATCAGGTGGTTGTTGGATAACTGTCACGCTATCTGCTGGTAAATCTCCAGCAATTTTATATTGTAATTCTAATACTATATCTTGACCACCACTACCATTAGTTGTTGCGATCAATGCTTGACCTATTCTTGCATTATATTTTGAGGTTGCTAGGTAGAAATTATCATCATCAATCTTAATTACATACCATTCTGAATTCTGTGCAAATGGAACAACTTGACCATCAATATTAAATGTTAGTTGTGTAGTCTGATCGTTAGATTTAACTCTGATTTTATATCCAGTGAATAAATCATGACTGTTAACATTAAACTTTGTTCCTGCCACTTCACCAATAATATTGGTAGCAGTAATAGTTTTCTCTACGATCTCACCAATACCACCCACGTTACCAAAAGTAGCAAGTGATGGGTCTGTAATAACATAATCTACGAGACCATGACTGTGGAATAATGGTGTTCCTCCATTTGGTAGGAAGAAGTCAACCTGTCCTGTACTATCTTTATAACCAGCCATGCATGTATCAACAGCGAATCCAGAACCTTCAAATGTTCCTGCCTGTGGTGCTGTAGATGTTAAGATAGCATGATCATGTTCAGGTACAGATGTAATAAGTTTTTCTTGTAAAGGTCCTATTTGTATTGTTACTTCACCTGTAAGACTTCCACCAACGAACTCCTGAACATTTTGATATCCATCAATTACAATGTTTCCAATATCAAATAGTGCTTCTTGTTGTGTCTTAGAGAAGAACCATCTACCACCTGTTGCACCAACAGCAGAGATAACATTACCTGATACAGGAGATCCACCACCACTGACACCACCTCCAGCACCAACTAATTTTACAGCTTTATAATCAGGTACATTAAATGTAATAGCAGACGAGGATCCAAAATCTTCTGGTTTATAAGATCCACTAGTTCCACCATACTTCTCTTCAATAACTTCATATAATAATGGATAGTCCTCTGCATTATACTCTGATCCATCACAATATAACCAACCAGGATATTGCATCGCTGGGTCAGTAGCAGTTGTAGATGATGTGTTTACAATTTCAACTCTTGCTGTTCCACTACTGCCTGGTTGAGAGATATAAACTACATCTCCATCTTGATAACCATAACCTGGTTTTTTGATAGTGACAAAATTTACACTACCATCTAAGTTTGCTGCAATACCAACTCTTAAACCAAATCCAGTGGTTGATGCTACATTGACTATTCCAGCGTCACCAACTCTAGTAATATTATAATATCTTCCTGCAGCAATATCTCCGTTACTCTTAGACCATTTGATAGTATTTGAATCAACAACATCAACTAAGAATGAAAATCCTTTATCAACTTGTATTCCACCCAAACCTTGTGGTGCTAAGTTTGGTGTTGCTGCAGCTGATGTGCCACCTCCACCAACTAGTGTAACCTGAGGAAACTGATATCCTACACCACCACTGATAACATTGATTGCTGTTACTTGTCCTGTGCTAGTATCAATCTCTGCAGCAAATTGACCAGGTGTAACAGGACCGCTACCATTGTCAGTTACTTGTACAAGTGGTGCTGCAGTATAATTACTGCCACCGTTAGTGACATTAATAGTTTGAATAGATGCTCCTAACGTGAGTTTATTTGGAGCTTGACTAGTTGTAATGACTGTTAACTTATCACCTTCAACAAAAGGATGATTAGTTATATTAACGTTATCTGTTCCCTCTACAAAAGCTGTAGCATTGATATCAACATCAATTGCAGTCGTAGGATATCCAGTAGTAGTTCCTAAATCAGTCACATATCCAGTACCACCACCAGCACCAGATGCAACTGATCCTAAGTTTATTACAAC